AACGAATTATTATCAGCCTTTGCAAATCCTAAGCGAGGTATTTTTAATTATCAAGATCATAAGTACTCACGATTTCAGATTAGAAGTTTTCAAACAACACTTGCTACATCTCAAAAATTTGTAGTTAGTGATAATCTATTAGAGCATACTGCCAAGGCTAGTTATGTCATTCCATCAACTTTATTAGATGTTCTTAAAAGAGCAATACCTCCATTTAATTCTATGTGGATTGAATGGAACGAGACATTGAGAACTAAGATACTAAGAGATCATTTAATTAGTTTAGTAGGTCAAGATAAGGTTGAGGAATTAAGCGAGGGTCTTCCGCCTAGAGTTGGATATCTAATAAAAAATATTAATGATAAATTTCTTTATCATTGTTTTTTCAAATTAGATCCTGAGAGAGTTGATTGGCAGTATTTTAATGGAGAGCAAGAAAAAGCTGACTACAAATCAAAAAGTAATCAGTTCTTTTGTCCTGAGATGTGTTTCCATATTAATAATGAAAGAGAGTTAACTTATGCTGATGATTTATATTTATCTCAGGTAAGTCATGCACCTATAAGTAGTGAGGAGCATTATTGGAAAGATACCAATATGCAAGGTATGTTGGCTTTGGGTTTTTCTTATGGAATGCTACACAAAGACAAACTTTATAAAGATAAAAACTTAATAAAAAGTTTAGCTGAAAGAGATTATGATGCTCTAACTGCTTATCCTTATAATTCTGCAACAACTCCCAATATATCAAAGCATATAAAGTGGGTTCAGTCAGGCAGTACTGCATGGTTAGTTCCCAAATCTACTTGGGAAAGAAAAATTAATATGAATGATGTTAAGAGATTTCAACAATCGATACATTCACTCGAGGGAGATCCTAGATTTTTAATATCATTACTTGGATTATTGAATTACGATTTTATAGTTCAAGAAAGTGTTACTCCGCCCAAGAAGATTAATCATATATCTTTTGGTAGGAATACACCTAAAAACGAGTACAAAGTCTTGGAGATAACCTTACCTAAACCAAGAGGTAAAAGGGTATACGAAAAGATTTTTACGGGTCAAGGCTCTCCTAAAAAAGAGCATTGGCGAAGAGGTCATTGGAGAGTTCTTAGAACTAAAGATGGCAAATTAAAAAAGCGAGTTTGGATTGACCAAATGAAATGCGGTAATCCTAAACTTGGAAGTATAATCAAAGACTATGTTTTAAAGGAGAACTAAATTTGAGTAAAATAAAATGGAAAGATCTAGCCCCTGATCAACTTAGTTGGTCAGAGGCTATTTTAGAAATAGAGGGATTAGTTAATGCTGAGGTATCAGACCTGAGAAAAAAAGGTAATGATCGTATTGCTGATCTATTAATTAAATCAATCAATGTTATTAAAAGGGGCTACTAATGCTAACTATAAAATTAAAATTAATACCTGATAATTTGAATGCTTATTATATTGCAAATGTTAATGATATAAGAAAATATAAAATGAATAATTTTATGACCATAACTGATTTATCAAAAGATACAAACTTATCTGCAAGAACTTTGCAAATAGCTTTAGATACAAAGGAAAGACAATGGAAAGGAGATTATCCTAAAATTGGTATTCAATCTATAAAACAATCTGATAAAGAAAAAGTTAAATTTATAGTGGAGGAAGACAATGAGAAATAATCTAGATCGTATTTTGTTATTCTTGTTAGGCATATGTGTATTGCTTATGTCTATTGTCACTATTGCTAATCCTGATGGATATTATATGCAAAGTGTCGAGGGTATCATTTTTACTTGTTTCATCGGTGCTATTGGAGTTACTATGATTATAGTAAGTTTCTTTAGTATTTATTTTAAGGAATAGTGAGGGAGAGATCACTCCTTTAAGTCGTGGGTAAAAGTGGATGCCTTGGGTTTTTTTTATTTTTATTACCATCCGTCAATGCTATGTCTCCCTAAATAATTGTCATTCCCATCACTATAATGTATACAGACAGTTATTATGGGCAAAACCTCGGTCTCTTTAATTAATGGTTAGGTCAAGACATGGAAAGCCACAAAAAAAGGCTCTTAGAGCCTTGTACAGAGGGGGTAATGCACTCCCTCTGTATGATTCCTAGCAAAAAGGTCTTTGTGCTATGCACGGGGCTTAAACAACGATTAAACACATATCGGAGATTTTAATGACAAGTTACAGTAAAATTAAAGGTAGATCTAAGGGTTATCGCTACAGAAACTCAATAGTCGACCTACAAAGAGACCTTTGGAGAAAGAATGCAAAGAAAACTCCAAAGGAATTAGGAATGGATGAAAGGTTTGAAGATGATCCTAGAGCCATTCGAGAAATAGATTACGGAAGAGTTAATCGTGTTTCAACATCCACCATCCAACATATGCGAGGTGGTAGCCAATTTGAAGAGTAGAAGTTAATTTTAACTTTTAGAAACTATAAGGGGGCAGTTGGAGAGACCGCCCCCTTTTTGCGTAAGAAGTGAGATGCTGAGTAAACAATCACTTAATCAATACATAATCCCGCCAAGCAGTTAAGTCAACCATTTCTCCAACTTTCATAAAATTCTTTTATAGGCTTAACAATTTCCCCAATATTATTTTTTATAAATTCTATATCAATTCGTGATAATTCTTTATCAGTTATGATTTTCAATACAATGTCATAAATTTTAGTGCCACCTGCCGACTTAGCATAACTTAAACATTCACTAACTTTCCGCCTGAGTATTTCATTATCGCCTTGTGTGTCATATGTAGTCGTAATTCTAGGATTATAATTTGATGCTCTTACACCTATCATGCCTGATCTATTATAATCCATTTGGAATTTATCCAAGATCATAAAATGATTTAATGATAGTATGTGCTTCAATAGTAACGTATCTAGGCAAGTTTGATCTACAACTCTCATCCTGACTTTATTAGTCTTACCAATAAACTCAGGCTGAACAGTCTTATTAAAATGGTAGATCTTCGTCATCCTCTTTTTCATAATAATTTTTATACTCTGCCTTTTTTGGTACTTTGTTTGGATCTAACATCTCTTCAGCAGTACCATAATCCTCGACAGTTTCGTATCTTGAAGTGATTTTGTCAAAGGATAAAGCACATTCCCCAATAGATCCCATCCAAGAAAACCTACATTTCCAAATTATTATTTCACTTATGCTTGACGTTGACGGGCTAGGTCTGTGAACAGTCAGCCCTACATCAGCTTTAGAAAACCAACTCGCAGATCCTGATATATCATATCCCTTTGGTGGCGGTACAGTTCCATCATCTTTCCTCATCATTTTTGTTGGATGAGCAACAAACCAAATATGTATCCCGTGAGCCTGAGCAAATACTCTCAGGGTAGTTAGCATATCAGATATCCAATCTGTTTCGGAAGTTTGCATATTACGAGCAATGTAATTGTATGGATCTATAACGACACCTCTAACTCCATGCCTCATTACTGCGACTTTCATTCTTTCCATAATGCTATCTAAGCTAGATAGAGATCCGTCTGCCTGATATAAAAAAGAAAAGTGACTTTGTATAAATTTCTTGCCCTGATCTAATTCGTAATTATTTAATCGAGGTGTAAGCCCGTCAAAAAATGGTTTGCCCACATACTTGCTGATTAATTTTGCTATGTGTATTCTTGGCTCATTTTCAAAAGAGCAGATGCCAAACTTCCATCCTTTGTCTTTTGCTATATTAATCATGATTTGATCAATGAACTCTGACTTACCGCTACTAGGATGACCAGTTACAACTGTTAACTGCCCCTCAACCACAGTATATAGCGGATCTACCTCTTCGTATCCAGTAGACACTCCCGATCCTATTCCTTTTTCGTATATCTCATCAACTTCATTATAAAAATGCGAGGCATCGTACAATCCTGATACGGGATATGGCTTTGGGCTAGATGCTATTTCGTCTAATCTTTTTTTGCCATGCTTAACCAAAACATCGTTGGCATCTTTGCAGTCCTCAGGATAATCTAGTTTATAACATCTATCCTTTCCTACTCTCCTAGCAATCTCCTCAGCCATAGCCTGACCTGATTTATCATTGTCCATAGCTATTACGACTTTGTCACACAACTCTAGTTTCTTTTTAGCATTCCAAATAAATTTAAATTTACCATCTTCGTGAGCATCAATCTTGCCATCAACCACTTTCATGACTGCCCCGTTAGGTATTGAGACTACAGATTTATATCCCGCCTCTATAAAAGAAAGTGCATCCATCTCCCCCTCACAAATAATTATCCAATCATTTGTCTCGACATTATCAATATTAAAAAAATTGACTGCCGATCCCTGAGAAGAAAATCCTTTATTTGGAAAACATCTTAGCTTTGCATATTCTGTATTTCCCTTGTTAACATATGGAAAAACTAAGCATGGCATCTCTTTATTTTCTGATGCTATGTAATGTTTTTTAAATTTTACTCCCGCAAATTTTGCAGTTGTTTCTGATATGCCTCGGCTTTTAAGATAATCTATACTGCCATTCTCTACTGTTAAATCATGCCAATTCTTATCTACTTTGCCTACCACATTATCTCTCCTTATCAGCTTAAATTTTCTTTCACCAAACTTGACTAAGCCATCTTTGCCACAATGCCAACAGTTGTAAACAACTGCTTGTTCATCTACTTTCAGCGACATAGTTTTTTGATTACTTTTCTTTCGTGTGTTGGAACAAAACGGGCAACTAACTTTGTGTTGACCATCTCCCAACCTAAGAGCATTAGCCCTGATTGTTTGTGATAACTCCATATTTCTCTCCTACGCAATTTCAAAAAGATAGTGTTATAAAAAAATCTAGTCAACGAAAAAAAATAAAAATTTTATTAGTTATCAAATCAATAGTTTTTTACTTCATCCTGTAGTTTGGAGTAGGTCATGTAAAAGTTAATTTTAACTTCTACTAGTTATAACTAGTATATATATATATATATATTTATAACTAGTATTAGTTATAACTAGTGGAACAAACTTCGGTTCTGAATTACTCGTTTTAATCTTTCTCCCAAGTACCTAGCGACAACGGGTTTACTTTTTGCTATCTGATGTAAATGTGGTTTTATTTTGCTTGAGTTAAGTTCAGCCATGTCGCATACATCCTCGAAATCTTGACTGTAAATCCATTCGGCTACTGATAATTTTTGTTTTGGGCTACCTAGATACAAATCAGAAATGGCTTGGCACATCACATATTTCCAAAGCCGACACTCGGACATGAGTTCTAGGTCTCTCTCTGTCCAATCCCCAATATACGACTTTGTGTTTAACTTGTCTGTCATTTACATATATTTTTCCTTGCATACAATCCAAGACCACACTCTCATCTAAATCAGGTCTCCTCGATGCGTAGTATATAATTAACTCTACTTTGACATCAGTTTCAATAAGATTTTCTAATTGTGGGCATTGATTCGCAAATATTTTTTCATAATCCCTAGCTTTTTGAGATTTTATAACTCCCATTCTTTTACCGAAATTAACTATTTTTCTTGAGTTTGCCTTGCTTGCGGGTTCGCCCTCAATAATAAAATTTATTTTTTTATGGGTTTTTATTGACATAAGTTGGTGTTCCTATTATTTATAAAAGTGCGTAAGGAGTTTAACATGAAAATCACTAATAACTTTGGGATGCCACAGCCCTTTGTGGACTTTGCCATAAATGATAAATACAGTAAAGGTAAAGCTGATATATCAGTTACATCTTTAATAGATAGCCCCAAGATAAGATTGATGAAAGATAAGTATGACGATCAAATAGAGGTCGATGCAGTCGATATGGTTTGGGCATTATTCGGAACTGCGGTTCATTCAGTATTAGAAAAATCAAAACAATCTGATGACATCATAACTGAGGAAAGACTTTACAAAGAAGTGGATGGTTGGGTTTTATCAGGTGCAATAGATAGGCAAGAATTTATTTCTAACGATGATGGCTCTAGGACTGTAAATATAATTGATTACAAAGTTACTTCAGTTTGGTCTGTAATATACGGGAAACCTGAGTGGGAAAATCAATTAAATTGTTATGCTTATTTGGCATCAAAAACAAACGTAGGCAGTTTAAAAGTATGTGCAATACTCAGGGATTGGAATAGACGGGATGCCGAAAAAAAAGAAGATTATCCAAAAGCACCAATAGTTTTTGTTGATATACCTTTGTGGGATAAAAGCAAAACAGAAGAATACATCAAAGAAAGAATTAGAATGCATCAAGAGGCTCAGATTAGCTTTGATTTAAATGAAGACGTTGGGCTTTGTAGTGATGAAGATATGTGGAAAAAGAATGACACTTGGGCAGTAAAGAAAAAAGGTCAGAAAAGAGCCATAAGAGTTTTGGATAGTGAAGAAGAAGCAAACAATTACATCGATTGGCATAATGAAACTGACCAAGCCTACACCAAGAAAACAGATTTAGAAATAGAGTTTCGTAGTGGCGAGTACACACGATGTGGCAACTATTGTTCGGTTGCCGATTTTTGCAAACAAAAGAAAGAGAGGGAGCAATGAAAGAACAAAAACCAAAACCTAAAAAGGTTGTAAGAAAAGTAAAGAAAAGTGGTGTTGTTAAACTAAAGCCAAAGATAACAAGCACTAGACCTAAGGATACATCCTTGATAGCCGAGCATATTGTACAGGCTACAGGAAAAGGCAAACCTATCAAAACATTCTTTTTGTTACGTTGGTATGCCAACATCCGAGATAAAATTAGATTATGGATGAAACTATGAGGAGCAATATACCTGATAAGGTTGTCGAAACCTTGAAAGAAATCGGCATGACTCATCAAGAGGCGGGTTGGAACTGCCACGGAACTTATGTACT